AGAAATTTGTTGGTTCCCCAGCGACCGAAAACCACACACCAAAGATGCGTTCAGATGAACTGGACGATTTGTATTCTGTGGTTCCGTTGATTGCCAAACGAGCACCGTATTGTCTGATGCTGGTGATTTCTTTAATGTTAGCACCCAACGAAGTATCTTGAATGATAACATCGCCACTATGCCAATTTGAAAAGTCGGTCCAAGTCACACCAGTAATAGTCGGTGTCGCGGCAGCATACATAATAAAGCCAAGATGCGAAGAACCGAACGCAACAGCCAAAGCAAGGTAGTCGCCGATTTGAACCATACAGGTATCAGTGACATCAGATTCGCCAGACCAAGCACCGATTTGCACTTTGACCAAAGAGCCAGAAGTGCCCATAACCAACCACGCTTTGATAACATTTCCGCTTTTTGTGAACGCAATCAGTTGTTCCGCATCGGTATAACCAGATATATTGGCCGAAACCAACCGTATCACAGATTCTGTCATATCTGTAAATTCTTCAAACCAACCAGAAGTGACGATTGAACGCATTTCGCCTGATTTTTCTTTGGACAAGCGAATGTTGTGGGCAATATCAGCCCCTAATTGAGATGCAGAGTTCACGGTATTCATTGTGCGAATACCTTTGAAATCTTTCCACAAAAGGTTTATGTTTTTGGTTGACATTTTTTCTTGACCACCTGTTCATATACTTGGCCTTTATGAAACATAACTTTCGCACCCTCATCAACTTTTTTGACAAGGTTCCGAAAAGGGTTCACAAAGGGCGTTGTTTCAATCATTGTTCAATCTTCTTTATGTTGGCTTTCACGATATTGCGTTGGGCCATTAAATTCTTTAATTCTGTGTCATCACCATCGTATGCCTTGCAAATGGCGTCAATCATATCGCCCAAGGACGGGTATGCTGCCTCGCGGGCCTGACGATAGTCGTATGGCGGAATACTGTGGCGTTCTTCAATATGGTCGGCGTGTTCAATATATTCAATTTCATCACCCTCACCAGTAGTAATCAACGGTTTCCAACCATCAGCCAACAGGCGTTCAAGGTCGTTGTTATAGCCAATTATGCCTTTCCAAACGGTAGGCGGTGTAATCAGTTTTCCGTGGTCAATTTTATACATCATTGTTCATACCTCTGTGCATCATAAAATGGTGTTTTTGCATACTCCAACAAAGAGTTGAGAGCATTGTTAAATTCTTGTTTTTGGGCCTCAAATACTGTCGGTTGTGCACCCTCGTTCAAATATACGCGGGCCAAAGTCACAATACATTTTGCGTATGCCTCATATATCAGTTCTGGCACATTCAAGAATTGGTTTGTTGCTGCCGCGGCAGCACCAGTGTCGTCAAACTCTTTCAAAAACCGTTTGTCAGAACGCGGTCCGATGCAAGCGATGTTTTTATCATAGTATTCAAGTTCCATAAAGTGCAAATTGTCTTTTTCAGCAGGGGCTATGACAATTTCTTCTTCTTCCCAGTCGTGCGTCCATTGTGTCGGACAACCGTCTTTCGCCGTCAATTCAATAGCATATTCCAATGGGCATTTGTTGCCGTCCTGGTCAATTAAAGTCATACCTTTCATAATACCATAAGGCATCGGGTATGTATCGCGTCCTGCTTGCGTTGTATAAACGATTTTTTTACGATTCCAAACCCAATTATACATATCACGCAATTCAGAGCAGGCACGATTAAACGCAATCAGCACTGATGGTGTCACATCACTCATATCAACCACTTGGCGATTGTCTATAATCGCACGCTGGTTCAATGTTTCAATAACAAGGTCTTTATACGATTTCATTTTAGTCCGCCGTTGTTGATACTTTATTCTTCACCTGCGATTCTGGGGTGACCCGCGTCACAGGAACTTCCATTGTGGTATCGCCATTCGGAACAATAACCGATGGTGGCAACACACCCAATTCTTTCCAGTTGTCACGCAACTGTTTGCGATATTCATCATCTTGCAGTTGTGCCATCAACTTTGATGCTTTGTGCAAATTGTTTTCTTGAACTTGCATTTCCTGGCCAACCAAAACCAACTGTTTCAAAACTTCGTCAGACAAGCCAGCAAAGTTATTTATAATCTGCTGTGTGCGACCATCGTTCAAGTAATCTGCTGGGTTGACGCCCATCGCTTGCAACGCACGAGCCGCTGTGTCTTGATACTTTGGCATTGACGGGTCTGCTTGTGCCGCTTTTTCAATCAACGCAACAATGTTCTGCATCTGCAACTGTTCGTTTGCATATTCCCAAGCGGTCTTGACGATATTGCCGTCAATTTCTTCGTTGTCCATCATCTGCACACAATCTTTCAAATAACGGCTGATGATGTTCAGCATAATACCAGAGATAATCATATTTGGTATCAAAGATTCACTGACTGCGATGCGTTTGACTTCTTCTTCTGTCAACGCCTCTGATTTTACGGACAACTGACCGTTGTCAATACCAGCAATTTCTTTTTCCAACTGTTTTGTTGTTTCTTGGAAATTTTGAATCGCAGGTTGTGCGTCAATCTGTTCTTTGATAATTGCGTTCGGGTCTTGCATACCAAGACGATATGTGATGATTTTTCCTGGTTCTTGCTTGACTTTTTGTTCTTCAAAGAACCCTGTCGGGGCATACCGTGTTGGGTTTATCAACAGTTCCACAGCATCACGCGACCGATTATACGAATCTTCTTCGGCCTGGCAGAGGTCAGCGATGTAGAACAATGGTGATATACCACGAGCACCGTTCCCGCGGGCGTGGAATGGGAAATAATACACATCAGGGGTGTAAATACCTTTTGGTGCGAAGAACGCAAGGAAAGTGCGTCCAATAACAACCGCAACATAATTTTCATACGCTTTTCCGCCAATATAAAATGTTCCAAACATCGTCAAAACTTCAATCTGGTTATAACGATATGTTGAATTTGTGTCGTTTTCGTCCTGTGATTCCGCATTTGGCGTTTCCTGTTCTGCAAACTGTTCCATAAACGCCTGACGGTCAATTTCATAGGTCTTGTTTGACAAGATTTCGCGGCGAGTTTTCCACTGTTTGATAATTTTGTCACATTCATAGAAGTCGTCCGTGCAAGGTGTAATCAGTGGGTCATACACAAAATTGCACGGGTCAATACGAATAAAATTCAAGCGTTTGCTGACTTCTTTGCGATACACAAAAGAATTTTCACGAATTGAAACAATAGAATTTGGGTCAACTTCGCCAATATGGTCTATTGTCGCAACTTCTTTTTTATAAACTGTTTTGTATTCTGAACTTGCAACCACTTCGCCAGTGTCCAACATATCTTTGATGGAAACCAAAAGTGTTTTTTTGTTTTCTTGGTCCAAAGCCAAATTATAAACTTTGTCGTGGTTATCTTTGCCAAGTTTCAAATACGATGAAATTTTGTCATAAAATGTTTCATATAATATACCGTATAATTTGTTATAAAATTCATACATACGGTTCAATTTGATATTACTGTGCCAATCTTTTTTCTTTTCTGGCTGCGTCATATTACAAATAGCAGGTGTGGCACGGTCACGAATCACGCGTGTATTATCTTGCACGCCTTGCAAAGGTTTTGCCCAGGCGGTCCAACGAGCAACGACATAATTGCAGATATTATCTTTTTCTGCCTGTGTCAGTTCTCTCTTTTTTACTTCGCTTTGTTCATAATCGCAAACTATCATCTTGAATCACTTTTTTTGAAAAAACCCAAAGGGCGAGGCCCGAAATGTCAGGCCTGCCCTTTTCGGAAAGGTTATGGTTGCACTGTGACAGCACATTTCACAATCGCTGATGGGTGAGATACGACACAACCACAGGCAGTCAATACAGACCAAGCCATTTGATATGTGTCTTCCAACGGCATCATACGGTCGGAAATTTTCTTCACTGCATAATGGGTCGCAGATTTGATACCCGCGAAGATTGTGCAAACCTTTGAAGTTGTTGGCATATTGGAAGATTCCAAAACAACCAAACCAGCAATCGTTCCACGAACGACACCCGCTTTCCACATACCGTTTTTGTCTGTGAAATCGCATTTCACGAACGCAGGTTCTTTCAAGATGAAACGCATAACATCTGGGTTCACTACAACATACCCAACTTCTTCCATTCCACGGTCGCCCGCCAAATCGGACACATTGGAAACAGGAACAGCACCCGCTTTCTTCAAGACGGCAGCCGCTTGCAATAACAAGTCATAGACATCGCCAGATGCAGCGGTTGTTGCATTGAAAGCAGTCAAAGTCGTGCCAGCAGCCGCTATGATTGTGTTCATAACGAATGTGTCAACGAATTTCGCTAAATAATAGCGGGCTCTTTCAATGATTTTTGCCTGGAAGTTCACATTGGCTGTCTTCAAAGCATAATCTTCAAATTTGACAGCACAAGATGGAGTTTCTGTCAACTGTAAAATTGTGTCAGTGACAGCAGCAGTGCCATAAGAAATTGTTCCTTGGCTACCTGCTTGACCAGGTGTCGCATTACGAGTGTAGTAATTTGACACGGAAACAGAAGAATCACTCACCATACGCAGGTGAATCGCGTCCGAATTATCGGCTAATTCAGAAGAGTGGTCAACGGCTATGTGCTTATAGACCCCGACCAAAGACAGGTTCTTCAATAACACACGGGACCATTTTTCCGAAACGGCCTGATACGGTGCTATACCAACCTGTTGTGCATTTGCAGACATATTGTCCTCCATACTATAAGGTTAAATTCAGGTTTCGGAACTCAAAAAATTGTCTGTTCTTGTTGGGCCCAGATGGGTTGTCCGACTTGAATCAGGTTTTCGTCTTCCTTACTACATAATACACAAATCGTGCATCAAAAATTGAATTTTTTTTATTTTTTTACGAAATTTTTTACAAAAAACGCCAAAATTATGAAAAATAACACCCATAAAACGCGTTCATACTTGACCTGGGTGTCTTTTATTTTTGCCTGACACACTTGTTCGGCTGTTTGTCGTTTCCATTCAACTTCGTCTATTTTTGCCAACACTTCTTTCGTTTGACATTCTGGCGGCAGATTTTGCTTTACGGCCACGATTGAAGTTTCTACCTCGTAAAAAGCGTTTTCCACTGGCGTCTTTCGGGAACAACCAGAAAGGCATAAACCAATAAAAAAACTAACAAACAAAAGAACAATAACAGAAAAAATGTTGTCAAATATCTTTCTCATAACAACCTCCATTTTTTCGGGGCCGTAGCCCCTACATTAAAACAGTTCCATATCTTTATATTCTTCTTTCAACTGGTCTTCAATGGACATATCAGCGGCTGGTTTTTTAGGTTCTGCTGCTGGTGTGGCCTTTGGAGTTGTTTTCACGGACACGGTTTTTGTTTCAATTTGTTTGGCAAATTCTTTTTTTGCTGCCTCATACCCTTTATCATAATTGCTCTTGCCAAAGTCCTGAATATACTTTTTGACAGCACGAACATTTATGCTTGCAGGGTTCAGTTTGATAGCCATCGCCATCAGGTCCATACTTTGCTTATCGTTCACAAATTCTGGGTCCTCTTCCGCAATCTTGTCCATTTCTGCCAACGCAGGTTTCATCAAAATTTCTTCCCTGTGTTCGTTGGCACGCATACGAATCTGGGCGGCATTATTCATCATTTCTGCCTCCAAGCGTCTATCTATGCGTGGGTCAAGATAACTGCGGGCCTGTTCCAGCATTTCAAGATTTCCAGTTTTTTGTGCTTGCGACCACAAATACTGTGCCTCTTTTGCTTTTTCAGGGTCTGTGATGCTGTCCAGGGCCTTGTTGATGGCACTGATGTTGACTTCAACAATTTTTTGGTCCACGGCCTTATCAAAATCATCACTGGTGACCTGTTTGATTTCCTGGGTTTCTTGGGCTTTTTCGCCAAGTTTCTTTTCCAAGTTTTTATATGCCTCAATCAAAGCGTCTTGGTTTTTGAATTTTCCCATAATCAGTTCTGGTTCAGTGTCCGCAGGGTCGGTGTCCTTTGGTTCGTCCCCTTTGGCGGGGTCTGCGTTGGCATCGGCGTCTGGGTCTTTTTTGTCAGGTTGGTCTGGGTTCGCATCATCGGGTTTTTTGTCCTCGTTTGCGGGGTCCGCGACATCATCGGCCTTTGGGTCGGTGTCGGCAGGTTGTTGTTCGTCCTGCTTGTCTTGATTTTCTTCTTCAAGCAAATCTTTTTTCACAGGGTCCACATCTTTTTCAATCTGGTCGCCCAGTGCCCTGCTCAAATCGTCTTCTGTGAAATCGTTCATATTAGTCCTCTTCGGTTTGGGTTATGGTTTTGTCTTGAAGTTCTATGATGGCATAGTATGCCATCATAAAACCCTTAAAGACCTGTTCGTGTTCTCTATTCAGCACTTTCGGCCCTTGGTCCGTCAACAGGTAATTCGCTATCGCTTTCACCTCTGGCGTCCTCGCTGCCGTTATCAGTGTTTTCAACTGGTCTTGATTCATCTTCTTCTACCTTTGGTTGTTCAGGTTCAGCAACTTCCGCAGCAGCGACTTCTTCCGCTACTTGTTCCATTTCTGCTTGAACTTCTGGGGTTTCAGATTCAGCAGGAACTTCGGTTTCTACTGGTTCGGCAACTGGTGCATCTTCCACAACTGGTGTGTCTTCCGCAGCAGGTGCGTCTTCGGCAGGAACTTCTGGTTCTGCTTGTGTTTCAGGTTCAGCAGAAACTTCTGGTTCCGCTGGTTCTTCAACAACTTCTTCTTTTTTCTTGCGGCCACGCTTTTTTTGAACTTCTTGTTCCAAAGCAGCGTTTTCTTCTTCAACCGCAGCGATGTCAGCATTGACTGCATCTTCGCCACGAATTTGAACATCAAGTTCAGAAGAAACTTGTGCGGCTGTTTCAGGGTCAAAAGTTTCTTTCATTGTGACATACGGTTGAATAGCCGATGCCAAAGCGTTCTGCCAACCGTGACGAATATCAACGCCCAAAATGTCGTTGAACAACACACGGTCTTTGCAAGCAGCAATAAAGGCCTCTTTTGTGACAGCGACCGTTTTGCTGTAATGTTCGGGACGAGAATGTTTCACCCCGTTGCAGATGGTTATAAAACCACCCATTGAGTTTGGTTCAAAAGAACAACAAATTATCTTCGTTGCCATTTTTTGCCTCCATTTTTGTTATTTCGCGTTCGCAGTATTTTTGCAAACCTCTGCGATAGCGAAGTTCGGTTTGTCTTTGCCTCTTCTCGGCCCACATAAAATAGGTCGTGATATTGGCGTCCTTGGTCTTGTGTTGCAGATATAACTCATAAGCCATACCTGCTCTTTCAGGGTGCTTTTTGATAAGGTGTTCCCATTTTTTCAGTTCTTCCTGTGTCATTACGCGGCCCCTCCCTTGACCAATTTACGCAGAGATTGTTCCCACATCTCTTTTATGGACACCAATTTTGGTTTTGGCGTCTTGACCCAAGTTTCAAGCACTGGGTCATTTATCATAACACAGTATGATGCTGCATCAAAAATATGCGACTTTGCATAGTCAATAGTTTTCAAACCAGGGCGAGCAGCAATCTCAATAACTTTCCCATTTTCATCATAGCCAAGCAGTTTGCAGGCGTGAATAAGATGCCGACAGTTCGGGTCCACCAATATATGTGGCTTTCCGTCAACACCCTGAATATGCCAATCAAAGTTGTTGATGCGATTGCTTATGCTCGTATTCGTTTTTGGAACCTGAAAATCAAATCTGATGCGTTCACGCGTCAAAACCTGCTCAATAATCGCATAATTGGAATACTCCGAATTTGACGAACGGTTCCTCCCAGACGCATCACCATTTATTATAAGTGGGCGTCCGTCATATTTTTCACGATAAAGTTTTACAAATTCTTCTGCTACTGTCGTTGTTGACGCGTTTTCCAATACGATTTCGTCTGAAAAATAGAAATCGTGGGACCCGTCCCAGTGGCATATAACAGAGCATTGAGGGTTGACATTGAAATCAAGCGACCAGATGATTGCGTGTGATTCGCGTCCTACACCTATATTCGCCTCGGAGTTCCACGAACGCACGACAGGGAAGTCAGTGGCTTTGCGTATATGTCCAAGATAAATATCGTCATAATCGTTTGGACGGTTCTTTTTCATCAGGAAAATATCGTGTAAAATCGCAGGTGGCAATAAGAACGGGTTATATCGGAAATCTTTGTAGCAGACAAAGGTGTCGTCACGGGGCTCTGCATCGGGGCCGAAGAGTTGTTGAACAATGTCAGATTCATCAACAGGGTTTGCAGAGATGATGATGAACGAGCCCTTGGTTCGTATAGTCGGGACCAAACTTTCCCAACTTGATTTGCTGACAGATTGGCCCTCTTCCAGCCAGCAGATGTCAATGTTGGTCATTGAACGAATGTTGTGAATACCCGTTTCCTGCAACCCCTTGAAAATGAAAGAAGTCCCATTTGGGGCTTTGATGGTGTCGTTATAGATAACATAAGGCAAATTGTAGGTTTTGATAATGTCGCATAATTGGGCGTGAACAGAATCTTTGATGGACGACATTGTTTGACGGGCACACAATATACGCAGTGGTTTCATCAGGCCCGCCACCAACAACGCCTTTGATATATTCGTTGATTTTGCCAAACCCATACGGCCTGTCAAATATGCAAGGTAGCGATAGCGATACTGATGTATGTTCAGAATGATAGGACGAAAATCGGCAATAATGTCCATTTTAATCATCGCCGCCCTCCAAAGAAAGTTCGCTTTTTAAGCGTTCATACATTTGTTCGGCGGTTTCTGGTTCAATCGGTTCGTCAAGGGAGGGAATAAACCTGATTTCAATACCATCGGAATCAAATTCGTCATCGCCTGAAACTTTACTCAACGCTGTGACGCCTTGCAGGGCCTTTACTGTCGCCTCCAACAAAGCACGGTTTGGGGTCTTTCCATCTCGGCTCGCCTCCATCAAACGCGATTCCAAGTGGTTCAACATTATGTTTTCGTCAAGTTTCTTTATTTTCGTCAGCCACTTTTTTTGGCCGCTATTTTCCATTTCAAGGCAGAACGCGTTCCAGCCCATCAGCGGCAAATCGCGGAGTTCGTCCAGGAAATAAAGTCGGGTGGCACCGCCAACAGAGGAATCGTGTGAGAGCATCTCGCGGAATTGGACGCCTGGGTGCAGGTCCGTAAGTTTCACCGCTGCCAAGTAATAAAGTTCGCCGTTCATTGAGTTCCTTTCCTAAACCAAGTCGGGGGTCGTGTTTTTGATTCTCACGCTTTCCTGGTCCCCACCAGGTGTCCTCACCACCTAGACGAACCCCCATTTGTCCTCGGACATTTGTCATTCTTACAGATGTATATACAAAAGTCAAGCGATTTTTTTCAACAGGGGGTTCAAAGGGGGTGCAACCACCTTTCCGTCATTATCGTCAGATTGAAATTTTGGCGTATGTGATGGACCTACAAAAACACACACAACCCCACGCACCCCCCCTCGCACGCCTGCTGCTGGTCCGCTGGTCAACTTGACAAATCGGTCGCACCGTCAACACGCAGGGCCGCACGGCTGCACGCTGCACGCTTGACAAAAAAAATCACGCGTCAAGTTTATAACAGTTGACACAAAAAGCAATTTGACAACGCGTTTGACCGATGAACGCAGCACGCAACCGCGGTTTTTGACCGCAGCACAAAAAATTTGACCGATGCACCAAACACAGCAACACCGCACAAAATCAACAAATTTGACCTATTTGACCAATTTGACCAATAAAAACAACTATATGAACGCGAATAAAAATAAATATATATAACTTTTTTGTTTTTTTGCGGTCAAATCGGTCAAATCGGTCAAAAAGTCAACAAAAACGGCCCTTGCACGGTTTGACCGAATACGAATTGCAGCGGTCAAAGAGGTCAAATGACCTTGACGCAAACGGTCAAAAAAATTTTTTTCATATTTTTTCATTTTTTTTGTTGACACCGTGTTTTTTTTCTGTTATACTGTAAATGTCAAAAAGATTCAAACAGCACGCAAACGCAAATGACGCCTGGCCTTGAATCAAATTGACCTTGAACGCAAAAAAACAAAAAACAAAGGTGAAAAAAAATGAAAAACACACAAATCAAAAAATATGTTTTATTCGTTGGACTGTTTGACAAAGACACAAAGACGCAAAAAATTGACACGGTCGCGGCCTGCAATTTGATTCAAAATATCATATTATCAAACGGCCTTGACGGTGCAACTATATCAAACGCAACTGGTATTTATAAACACGATGACGGTCAAATCATTATAGAACCGTCCGTCCGTGTTGAATTATTGTTTGCAACTGATAAACAAATCAAAAACATTTGCACCGCGGTCAAAAACGCACTGAATCAAGAGTCCGTGGCCCTTGAATCACAAATAATTGAATCGCGTTTGGTCTAACTTTGGACCGAACGCACCAAACAAACACAAAGTCAAAAAAGAGGTGAAAAAATGACTATTTATGAATACGAACGCAGCAAACGCAACAAACAAATCAAAAAACGCGTGGCTCTGGTGGCCGCAGCGGTGGCAATCGTGGCCGCGGTGGTGTGTGCATACAGTCAAGGCGTCAAGGCAGGCCGTGCGGCTGGTGTGCTGGCCGCGTTTGATGATATGACCGCCTGCGTTGACAATGGTGGCAGCGGCTATTATACCACCGCAACAGGCGTTCGGTGTATTTATGAATAAAAACACGGTTTTATGTTGCAAGGCCCGTTTGAGGCCCTGCAAGATAAAATCACGGTGATTTTATCAAAAACAAACAAAAACACAAAAAGAGGTGAAAAAATGATTTTCAAAGTAAATGACTTGTTTTATATTTGCAAGGTTGGCCGTTGGCGTGAGGGCTTTACGCACTGCGTCCAGGTGTGCAACAAATTCGGTGAACCGTTGGTCCGTTCGTGCACCAAATATTATAACCGCACCTGGGAAAAATACAACTTTCAAAGTGCTATGATGAACGCACAAAGGGCCCTTGAACGCAAATTGGACCGTTGCAAGGCAGGCCGTGCGTGGTGCAATTATCGTTGGGAAAATTGGACTGCATACGATTTTGAAAATGAACCGCAGCAAGGCCAATTAAATTAAAAAAAAGAGGTCAAAGATGACAAAAACATTTGATGAGTGGCCGTTTTATTATGGCGGCCGAATCAAGGTCAAAATAAAAAGATTGTTTGATACAGACACGCAAAAAACCGTGGCGTTTATCGTGGACCTGCACAAAAACAAAAAAACCGTGATTCAAACGCGTCAATTTGACGCAACCGAATACGCGGCCGCGTATAAATACGCACAAACACTATTGAATAATACAAAATACTAACAAAGAGGTGAAAAAATGACACAAAATTTTGATGATACTATCAAGGCAATTCAACAAACATTTGATTTTGATGAGGTGTTTGAACTGATACAGACGGCCGCAGGCGTTCGCGTGTTTTTTGATGATTCGCGTGCGTGGTCCCTGTATTCAATAGATAAACCGCACGATGAAAAAACGCCTGGTGAGGCGGCCAAATATGGTGCATATCGTGCATATTTGGGTGGCGGCGTCCGTGGACCTATAAACTGCAATTTGACTGGTGGCCTGCGTGATTTGTTTGTTGCTGCACTGCGTCAAATTGAGGCAATTATAAACCTTGATGACGGTGATGAACCGTGGGAAAAATCAACTGGTGTTTTATTGGACCAATAAAAAAGAGGTGAAAAAATGAAAAAATACAAGATGACCGATGACCTGCGTGCGGTGTGCAGGTCAATAAAAAAAGATTTTCAAAATGACCGTGTGATTTGCTATTTGTGCAACAGTGCAATTCGCACCAAAGATGAATTGAACCGTATTGTGTCGGTTGGTATAATTCACGCAACTATTTTGGAAAAATACAACTTTGAACTTTGGGAAAAATAACAAAGAGGTGATACGATGACACAAATAAAAAATGAATACAGGCGTGCATATTTGCAGCGGTGGGAAAAAATAC